AGAACCACCAGAAATCGGTTTAATGTTTCCACGTTCATCAAGACGCATCAATAATGCGTTGTTGCTAGATAAGTTATTTTGAGCCGATTTTGTACGGCTCTCAATAGTGGTTGCGATAATGTCACTAATCGCGCTGTTTGCAAATGCCATAATAGACTCCAAAAAAAGAAATAAGGGTTTACAGTCCGTGAGCTTTCATAGCTTGCCGTACTGCATCTTCGGTTGTAACTGGTAGTACCGTAGTTTTAGCGCTCACTGGTGAGCCTTTAACTGATACCGCAGAAGCTTTTGCAGCTTTCGCTGCATGGTCAGCTTGGGTTATGGCTTGACGTTGAGAACCAACTTGCTGTCTGGCTTGTTGTTTCTGGAACACGTTTTCGTCTAACCGTACAGCCTTTGCATAAGCATCATTAAGGTCAGTCGCCAGGCCTTTGTCTAAAAGGTCTGCCATTGTTAATCTGACATCTTCAAAATACTCATGTTGCTGTCCAAAATCATCAATTGATGACTGAATTTGAACGTCCTCATGGCTTTGTCTAAAGTTGGAGGCTGCATCTAATTGGCTTTGAGTCCAATCTAGTTGCTGTTTTAATTTGTGCATGTTTGCATCATAAGGAATGTCGGCTAACACTCCTAGATCGATACCATAATCATACGCTAATTTTTGGAACATTTCTACTTTCTCTTGAGGTGACCCAGTTCTTAGAGTTTTCTCAGTTTTCAGTAGGTTAGGGAAAGCCACTTCGGGAGTAACCCCTAGTTGACTTAAATAGTCTTTAAAAGGTGCTATTGACTTATCTATGGTTTTAGCATAGTTAGCTGCGTCTTTATATTGTTCAAGTCCATTATGAAATTGATCTTGACGGTCAGCGATCATTTTTTGTACATCATCAGGTAGCCCACGTAGCTTTTCAGCGGCTTCAGGCTTCCATGACTTCCAAGGGTCACGTTCAGTTTTTACTTCAGCAGTTTCTTTAACCGCTTCTTTTTCAGGTTCTTTTTCAGGTTCTTCTTGTTGTTCAACCTGTTCATAAGCCTTTTCAACTATGTCCCTAGTGTCGGTCGATTCGACAACTGGAGTTTCTTCAACTTGTTCGATTGAGTCATCAATCACTTCGTTTTCACTCATTTTAATTTTCCTTAGATGGTATTTATTCTCTCAGCGATTGAATGTTTCAATGCTTCTGAATCTCTTTTTTCTTTAAACAAATCTCTTTTAGGTGTCATATCTTCATTGCCTGTTTCAGTACACCCATGTGCTTTTAAATGCCTTCTATGCTCACCCCTATCAGTTATTACATGCCCGTCAATCATAGATCGATAAGGTTGAAATTCTTGAGGGACAAAAGGCGCTGAAATAACGCGTGACATCGTTCCATTGCAGCAGTTAGGTAGTTCATTATATTGCGCTATCTTACGAAAAATTGAGTCAGTCTTGCCGCAATCTTTACATATAATGTCGTATAAAGGCATTACATAACGTCCTCAGTCCATTCAATCGACAAATATAGTGATGCACCTGCTGGAACTGCAGCGCCTGCAAAATTAAAAGCTAATGATTCATTAGCGCGTAAAATAGGCGCTTTATCACCTCTAATGCCCCATGTAAATGTCGTAGTTGGTGAAGTTAATGCAGCAGTTCCTAAATAAACTTTTGCTGCCTCCATAACTGAACCTGCACCTAAGGCAGAAGGATTAGCGGTATAAAGTGATAATACACCTGTAGCCGCTGAATCAGTAGAATCTGCGGTAGTTGCAGCAGGGTTCGTTAATGTTCCACCTGTATTAACTGCGGAGCGTTTATACATATACACGTCATAAATTGACGATACTGTAGCTGCGCCCATAATAGCTACTTTAGTAACCCGAATAGTTTTAGTAGCTGACCCAGTTAACACTAAAACGTCTGTTGCCGTAGCTACAGGGGTTATATCGATAGCAGTATACCTAAACGTAGGCCTAAATCCTGATGTAGATATGGCTAATGTATCACCATCAGCAGAAGCACCTACATATTGACCCGACATACTTTGACCTAATATTACTTCACTCATAAATTTACCTTTTAAATTAATAATTATTAGACATTACTTGTTGTTGCAGTCCTAATTGAGCTATAGCCATTTTAGTATCTGCTTCTAATTGTGCTTTCCATTGGTCTATTTGGTTTTTTTGCTCTTGAACGCGGATATCTGTTTGTGATCTTGATTGCTCAATTTGTAGCCTTGCCTGTTCCATTTGTTGATTGTGCTGCTCTTTCATTTGCTCAAGTTGCACAGTTGCTTGTTGAGCTTGAACATCAGCTTGAGCTTTAATTTCTTCCGCAGAAGGCTGCTTTTGCGGAGGGTTTTCACGAGCTTTCCTAAGATATTGCTCAAAGCTATACTCAAGTTCAGCGCCGATTTTAAAGCCTCTAATACCAAATAAAAGCATCTCCCCCAACAATGGAGTTAATTCAGGGCTTTGAGCTGCTGCTTTAACAGCTTTATCTAAAAATCCACCAACAGCAGTTAAAAATTCTAATCTGTTTTGCTTATCTTGTTGTTGATCGATTAAAACTAGCGTATCTGTTTCAATATCAATATGGAAGTTACGAGAAGGCTCATCTTTAAGCATTTGAATAGCTTGCATAGCAAACGGAGCGTCTGGTGTATTCAATATGCCTGATGCTTTTAATAGCGTTTCAGGTTGATATTTATTACACATAATCTCAGCTTTCATTCGCAAGACATCCCTTGCAAATCTAGCCATATCATCTTTAAGATCGTTAAGTCTTAAAGTTCCATATTGAGCTTTAATGTTTTGAGCTGTAGCCGTATCACCAACTTCCGAAGCACCGCGCATGATGTCACTCATACCAGTCACTTCATATATGATCGCTTTACATGAGTCTCTAGCTATATATAGCTGAGCTATCGCAGCGGCTACATCGCGCAAAGGTATGAATTGAATTGCATTTTGCAATCCTCCTTTTTCTACAAAAGCCTGCCAGTTAGTCACTGGTATCATTACTGCATCATTTCCTTCTTTCATTAATCGTTCTACCGCAGGTTCGTCTGCCGCGTAGATACCCATAACTTTTAAGGCACGAGTTAAATGTTGGATTCTTGAAGTAATATCATCAATTTCATTAGCTTGATCTTGATACATTACAAAATCAGCTACAGGAACTAATGAGCCTGACGTTAAAGTCGCATAGTAAGGTCTTGGGCAAGGGAAGAAGTTTTCAAGCCCTAGCGGGTCATCACGGTGGTCTAAGATGATGTCATAATGAGCAGCTACCCAATAAACACATTTCTTAGGTTTATCCCATATTTCCCAGACTTCAGCTTTCTTTAATGAATCTTTGCTTGTTTTTTCGCCATCACGCTTATCAGGCGAGATAGTTAAAGGAACTTGATTAAATACATCCCCAAAGCGTTCTTCACCTTCTTCAAGAGACATATAAACACGTCTAGCTACCCAAGTAACTTCATCCCATGTTCTGGCAGGTAAATGAGCAAAATCTTGCCAGTAGACATAATCCACCATAGATTGCTCATTCTCAATGCGCTCCATAGGTTCAACGTCTTCACCAGCAATAGCGTTTTCTTCAGCAGACTCATGAGTAACAGTATCTTCTGAATAGTCAAAATTCTCATCGCCAACTTCTTGGTAATTAGTTATGAAAGGCTCAGTTTCAACCGTTTCAATCTTAGGCTCATATCTTAGCCATGCTACGCCGCGCCCCGGAAGTAGCCTATCATCCACAACGTGAGACAAAGTAGCGTGAAAGTCATCATAATGCTTAATTTCATAGTCTAAAGTGCGTTCAAGAATAGTAGACGCACATCGTCCTATATCATCTTGGTCATTAAAACGTCTGGAAACCGCAGGTGTTGGAGGTCTGGCATAAATAGCAGGCTTCAATGTACGGACGTTAGCCCAAAGGATATTGAACCTTGCGTCAGACATCGTTGTGTCTTTTCGTTCATCACGATAGCGTTTAATAACGCCTTCGCCACGTTCAGTCCAGCGTTTATATTCTTCCGTATAACGGCGAATTTCATCAAGCCAAGGCTGTGCCTGTAATTTATCGTCTGATTCTGCCATTTTGCCGCTCATTTAAAAGGGTTTTCATGATTATAACATTAAATACGTTTTCTTATAGATTTAGTGCTAGAAGCCCATAATTCGTTCAATGTTTGGTCTTTCCAATACTTCGCTTTCTTTTCTTTCACTTCAGGGCGTTGTTGTCGCCATGCTAAAGCTGCATATCTAAATCCATCAGCAAAATGTGAAGTCCAGTCGTGCTTAGGTCGGTCATTAAATACTTTCTTATCGGTATTATATTCTCTTTGATACTGTGTTAAGGCTTCCATCCCTTCTTTGCACTTAGGGTCAAACCAACAGCTCTCTAATGTCAGCCGCGCCGCCTGAATACCGTCCATTAAGCTGATGTTGGGAATGATTCGTGGTAGCCACCCTAATGATCTAAACTGTTCTTCTATAGACCGTCCT